TCCTTCCCGAGGACTAAGTCTGCCTCCAAAAAATTTAAGAGTTCATAATGGCAAGAAAAGGATTATACGCAAACATACACGCTAAAAGAAAACGTGGTGAAGCTATGAGAAAGAAAGGTGCAAAAGGTGCACCTACTGCGGCACAGTTTAAAAGGGCAAAGCAGACTGTAAAGAAAAAGTAATGCCTAAAATTTTAGATAGACTGGTAAAACAGTTAAGAGATAAAGGTTTTAATAAAAGTTCTTCTTATGCTATTGCTACTAGTCAATTGCAAAAGTCTGGTAATTTAAAAAAAGGCAGCAATAAGGCAACAGCAAAAGGCAAAGTTAGAGGTAAGATGACACCAGGACAAAGAGCTAAAGATAGAGCATCTAAAGCATCTGGAAAACCTGCAGCATCTTTTAAATATAACAAAAAAACTAATAGGGCTACGAAAAAATAATGAAAAAACAAACTAAAAGTAAATTAAAAAAAATATCAAAGCAACTAGTTGGTGCATCTAAAATGCATGCAGGACAAGCTAAAACTATTAAACGCATGACTGGTAATGGCAAAGGCAAAAAAAAGTAAGTCAACTGTAAACAAAGCAGGTAACTATACTAAGCCTGGTATGCGTAAAAAAATTTTTAATCGTATTAAAGCACAGGCTTCACACGGAACTGGGGCAGGACAGTGGTCAGCTCGTAAGGCCCAGGCATTAGCAAAAGCTTATAAAAAAGCAGGGGGAGGATATAAGTAATGAAAAAAGTAATGGCAAAGAAAACTAAAAAGAAAAAGTTTCCAGATATGTCTGGAGATGGTAAAGTAACAATGAAAGATGTTTTAATGGCTAGAGGTGTTATTAAAAAAAAGAATGGTAAGAAAACAAAAACAACAAAGAAAAAGGTAAGAACATAATGTGTGAATATTGTGGAGGGAACTGTGGTGGTTGCAGAGGCTAACCAATGGCAGACCCAAAAGTAGGAACAGGTAAAAAACCAAAGGGTAGTGGAAGGAGATTATATACAGATGAAAATCCAAAAGATACTGTTAGAATTAAGTATGCGACTGTGGGCGATGCTAAAAAAAGTATTGCAAAAGTTAAACGAGTTAAAAAGCCGTATGCTAGAAAAATTCAAATCTTAACTGTTCTAGAACAACGTTCTAAGTATGGAGGTAAACCACAACAAGCACGTTTGGCTAAAGCAGCCAAAACTAGTTTAAAGAGGAAGCATGGCACTAGCAAAAAGTCAAAGAAGTCTTAAGGCTTGGGGTAAACAAAAGTGGAGAACCAAAAGTGGTAAGAAAAGTTCTGAAACTGGTGAAAGGTATTTACCAGAGAAAGCTATTAAATCTTTGTCTGCAGCTGAGTATGCAGCTAGTACAAAAGCTAAAAGAAAAGCTAAAAAGAAAGGTAAGCAACACAGCAAGCAACCAAAACGAATAGCTAAAAAAACTGCAGCATATAGGAAGTTTTCATAATGCCACACGAAAATAGAAAAAAAAGTTTATTAAAGAAACATAATCTTGCAGGTGTAAATAAACCTAAAAGAACTCCTGGACATAAAACTAAATCACATATGGTTTTAGCACAAGAAGGTCATAATTTAAAATTAATTAGATTTGGACAACAAGGTGTAAAGGGTGCAGGTAAAAATCCTAAAAGTAAAAAGGACAAAGCAAGAAAGAAAAGTTATTATGCAAGACATTCAGCACAAGACCCAAACCCTAGTAAAATGTCAGCTAGATATTGGGCACATAGGACTAAGTGGTAAGTGGCATATTTAAATCATAATCTACCACCTTTTAGTGCATATATTAGAAATGAATATTTGTATGACCATGAAAAAGGACATGGGGATTTTACCTTTGCGGATGTACATACAGTAAACAGTTTAGAAAGAAGAGCATTATTATTTGAATGTTTATTACCTAATGGTGTTAATTGGACAAGAAGACCAATACATGCGTTTTGTTGGAAAAAAGATGCACCTAAACATAATCTAAATATACATATGTACTGGGATTGTTTCTCACCTTATGTAGATGTAAATAGAAGAAATAGATTGGCAAATTGTAGAGCAGAGCTTGTAGACTACAAAGGTGTAAAAAGAAAAGGCACGTATATGTTTACAATAGACTGGGCATGGGAAAATAAATCTGGTATCTTAGATACAAACTTTAGTGAAGACCCAGAACACAAATGTGCACACATGTTTAGAATGGATGATGGTAACTTCTTTGCATACCCTTATCTTGGTATTATACTAAACTAGATAAATTAACTTGGATTAATGCTAGAAGTTGTAGATTAGATTTATCTAAATTTACTTTTAGTAAAAAACAAAAGTATACATTAAATAAAAAAGATGTAACTGTAGATATAGCAGGCAATCCAGATAAAGATGCTTTAGCGGATATATATAAAAAATATATTAGACATAAACACTTTCACGAAAAAAATAATGAAGAAGAAAGTGAAGAGTTTATGAGAGATGACCCTTTAGATTGGAAATACTTTGTTTATAATTATAAAGGTAAACCAGTAGCTTTTACAGAGTTAATGATTCTTGGCAAACATCTTATAACAGGGCAGTTTGCTTGGAACTACGAAGACGAAAAGTTAGGTCTAGGAACATACGCAACATTGTTTGAAATAAAATGGTGCATAGATAACAACATAGATAAATATTATTTGTCTTATGCATATGAAGAAGCAAGTTCTTACAAAGCTAAATATGATGGTTTTGAATTTTGGACTGGAAGAAAATGGTTGACAGATAAAAATATGTATGTACAATTATGTAAAGAGGATAATAAAATAAATAACTTAGTAGAACTAAATGACTACCAAGAAAAATATTTTAAAATTATAAAAGAAAATTAATGCCAATATACGAATATGAAAACACAAGAACTGGAGAACGTTTTGAAAAACTTTTACCTATCAGTGAAAGAGACTATCCGTGTAAGGCTCCTAATGTTAGAAGAGTTATATCTGCTCCTCATTTATCTCTTATATCAGATGTGGGTGGAAGAGAAGATAAAGCTAGAGAACAGATACTCAAATCAGCAGAAGAGGGATATAAAGAACGAGACTTAAAAGAAAAATTAGGTATGACTAAAACCCCAGATTGGGCAAAAGAAAAAAGAGAAAAGAAAAAACAAAAAAGACAATGGTTATAAATGTTACCAACTAAAAAAGAAATAAAAGAATTAACAGAACAACAACAAAGTTTTATCAACGCATTATTTGGAGAGGCACAAGGCAATCCAAAAAAAGCAGGAGAGATTGCAGGCTACGCACCTAGTTCTTATCCTAAAGTTGTTAAAGCATTAAAAGATGAAATACTAGAAAGAGCAGAATACTCTTTAGCACTTAATTCTGCAAAAGCAGTAAAAGGTTTAGTAGATGCACTAGATGAAGATGGTAAAACTCCTGGTGTTAATATTAGAATGGAAGCGGCAAAACAAATACTTGACCGTGTAGGTCTTGTTAAAAAAGACAAGATAGATATTAACGCACAAGTTGCTCATGGTATATTTATATTACCACCAAAAGATGCAGCAAATTAAAAGAAAAGGAAGAGTAATACCATTTGGTTATAAACAATCTGATAATCCAGATTATATAGAGCCAGTACAATCTGAACTAGATGCATTAGAAGAAGCAAAAGAATATTTAAATAATTGTTCTTATCGTGAGGTTGCAAGATGGTTGACTCAAAAAACAGAAAGACCAATAACACACACAGGATTAAGAAAAATAATTAATAACAGATGGCAGACATTGAACCACCTAAACCAAGAAAAAATCTTGGAAGAAAACGAGGAGTCAAACAAGCTCCAAGAGTTCTCAGCGTAGAAAGTAAAGCTAGAGCATCAGCTAAACGAGTCATTAAAAAACAAGATGACAAGATTAAAAAAGCTACTAACGATTTACACAACGCTAAAAAAAGAAAAGAACGCATACTTAAAACAGATGGTGCGTTAAAAGGAAAAGATTCTGCTGTATTAACACAAGATGAAGTAGAACAACTTCCACCAAATGTTCAAGAACACGTTGAAGATAATATTATCTTTCAACCAAATGAAGGGCCACAGACAGAGTTCTTAGCAGCTTCAGAAAGAGAAGTGTTCTATGGTGGTGCAAGAGGTGGTGGTAAATCATACGCAATGTTGATAGACCCACTTCGTTATTGTGATAAAGGAAGTCATAGAGCGTTGTTAATTAGACGTTCAATGCCAGAACTTAGAGATATGATTAATCATTCTCAACGTTTATATGGGCAAGCATTTCCAGGTGCTAAATGGAGAGAGCAAGAAAAAGAATGGCGATTTCCATCTGGAGCTAGAATTGAATTTGGTTACGCAGAAAATTTAACTGACGTTCTTCGTTACCAAGGTCAATCGTATACGTGGATAGGTATTGATGAATTACCACAATATCCTACACCAGAGATATATAACTTTTTACGTTCGTCTCTTCGTAGTGTAGACCCAGATATACCCGTGTTTATGAGAGCTACAGGTAATCCAGGTAACGTAGGTTCACAATGGGTTAAAGAAATGTTTGTTGACCCTGCAGAACCAAATACAGCGTTTGATGTAAATATAAATACTATAGTAGGAAATAAATCTATTACAAGAAGATTTATACCTGCAAAATTACAAGATAATCCATATCTAATGCAAACAGATGATTATCTAATTATGTTGTCATCTTTACCAGAGGTACAACGTAAACAGTTTTTAGAAGGAGATTGGGGTGCATTTGAAAATTCGGCTTTTCCAGAATTTAGTATTCCTACCCATGTTGTTGAGCCTTTTAACATTCCCCGCAGTTGGCTCAGATTCAGAACGTGCGATTGGGGGTATTCATCTGCGGCTTGCGTTCTCTGGTTGGCAGTGGACTTCGATAACAATTTCTGGGTATACAGAGAATACTACACCCAAAGAGTTACGGCAGACATTTTCGCAAAGCAAGTTCTTGAAAGAGAACAAGGTGAATATATTAGATACGGAATCTTGGACTCTTCAACTTGGTCAAGACGAGGGGATGTTGGCCCTAGTATTGCAGAGACTATGATTAGACAAGGTTGTAAATGGAGACCATCAGATAGGTCGCCACGCAGTAGAGTAGCAGGTAAATTAGAATTACATAAATTATTATCAAAAGATGAAAATACTGGTCAACCAAAATTAAAAGTATTTTCTAATTGTATAAATTTAATTAGGACATTACCAATGTTACCTATAGATAGAAACAATCCAGAAGATGTTGATACACATGCAGAAGACCATGCGTATGACGCTCTTCGATACGGAGTGATGAGCAGAACTGTTCATCCAAAAAGTTATGAAGCAAATAGATACACAGAAAAAGAAAAGTTTAAACCTTCTGATAGAGTTTTTGGATACTAATGGCTAAAGGTAAATATTGTGATTGTGTTAGTACAATACCAAATAAAATAAAAATAGGTTATAAAAATTATAAACTAGAAGAGTGGAAACAAACTGTAGCCAGTGCTAACGAGGCACAAGGTCAGTTTTTTTCTAAAGAAGGTATCATAGGGTACACTTCTGAAGAAGAAGGAGTTTCTCATGCTAATACTATATTACATGAAATATTACACGGTATAATATATCAATGGAATATAGATGTAGGAGAAAAAGAAGAAGCTATAGTTAATGGTTTAACTAATGGCTTAATAACTGTTTTTGTAGATAATCCAGATTTAATGGGGTATCTTAAAAATAAAATTTTGGAGGAATAAATGCCAGAAGAAGTAATGAAAAAATACAAACAAGGTGAGCTTCCTGCTGATTATTCAAAAGATACACCAGTAGGACAAAAACTTGACATGAC